GTGCAGGAGGATCGACCATGACTGAAACCATCCGGGAGCAGATCCTCGCCATCCGGGACACCGGCCTGACGAATATGCTTGACCTGAACATGGTCCAGCGCCTTGCATACGACCGCAACTACTACGAACTGGTCTGCTTCATCGAAGAGCACCGCAGCGAATACGTGCATTTCATCCTGACCGGCGAGGCAGAATGAGCCTCGCAGCCAAGAGAGCCGGATGGCTCTTTTGGCCGTATACTGGACAATTCCGGCGGCACATATTTGTGCACATTATGCCTCCGAATTAACTTGATATATCTCCGGTTTAGAGTGATATATACAGTACCCCAAGGGGGAAAACACACATACGGAGGTACCTACCATGCTTACCAACAACACCTACTTCGAGAACCTCAAGCGCATCGGCCACGAGTACGAGGCCGCCCGCGTCGAGCGTCAGGCCCGCAAGCAGCAGATCATCGACACCCTCGGCTGGGACAGCGAAGAGCTGAAAGCCTGGTACGCTGAGGATCAGGCAGCCAAGTTCCCCTTCGAACAGGGTGCCTGCAAAGCCTACCACGCCTGGGCGACCAGCATCAGCCGTCAGGAAGACGAGCTGGAGATGGACGACTTCCTTTGGGACAAGGAGGTCGGCGACTTCGTCGAGACCCTCCGCAGCGCCGAGATTGAGACCTTCGTCTACACCAACCAGAGCACGGCGGTCATGGAAAACCTGCACGCCTTTGCCGCCGCAGGCTGCACGATGCTGGGCCTTTGCACCATCACCAGGCGGGAGAACCGCTGGGGCGAGGAAGAGCCCTACGAGGTGCAGGGCATCCGCTTCAGCCTGAGCTGAGCCCCGGCACAACCTGCCCACCACGGAGCCTGCGGGCTCTGTTGGTCGTTCATAATGAACACAGTTCCGGCGCGGATTATTTGTGCACATTATGGCGTCGAATTAACTTGATATATCTGCCGTTCAGAGTGATATATACAGTACAAAAACGAACGGAGGATACCACCATGAAGCGCATCGAAAGAAACGAGTTCAACTACATCCGCAAGAGCCTGAGACAGTTCACCCTCGGCTACGGCACCACCCTGACGATCCGGACGGACGGCAGCCCGGAATACAAGCAGGCCCTTCACGAGCATTACATCAGCCTCGGCTTCCACCCAGCCAGCGTGAGGATCGACAGCCGGATGTACGACGAGAAGGAGCGGATCATTTACATCTACGGCCTGACCTACGACCTGCACGGTGAGGAGCGGCCCTGGACCGACCTTTACACCCGGGAAGAAAAAGAGCGCTTTGCCGCAGCCCTGAGATAAGGACAGGCATCGCCGCCGGGGACGCAGCCTGAAAAGGCTGTGTTTCTCGTTATAATGTGCCCAATTCCAACCCGGATTATTTGTACATATTATGCTGCAGAATTGTCTTGCTATTATCCCCGTTTAGAGTGATATATACAGTACCCCAAGGGGAAAACGAAAAACGGAGGACACGACAATGACGATCAACGAAGCGAAGAGAACCTACAGGCTGCCGAACCCCACCACTCCGGAGGATCTGGAATGCCGGTGGAGCAAGGTCCTGAACTTTGGAGACAAGGTGCTCCTGGCCGGGTATTACTACAACGGGAAAAACAAGCCCTGCTACTTCGGCGCAGTTTACGAGCATCTGGATGACGACCTTTCCTGCGAAGGCACGATCGGGCTGAGATCCGCCAGCGAGGTTGCCTTTGAAGACGACGGCCACGCGATGGCCTGGGCGATGGCCCACACGGAGGACTGAGCATGAACCAGATTGAAGAAAGGGTCTACACCCTGACGGACGACGCCAACTCCCTCGCCGCGGAGCTTTACGATGCGCTTGAAGCGATCCGGTATGATCCGGTCGGCGCTACGCCGGACGATATTGAGAGAATGAAGGAAATCCGCGGGCTGCTCCGGCAGGCGCTGGAACGGGCCAACACGGTCAAGGCGAACGTCGGCAAAGGATGATTAAAAACCGAATACCACAGGGATGCAGCCGGAAGGCTGTGTTCCTCGTTATGACGCAGGCATGGGGCCTGCATTTTTTATGCTCTGAGGAAGGAGGAATGGCATATGGCTACTCGCGGAAGAAAGCCTACGCCTACCGCGATCAAAGAACTGGAAGGCAATCCGGGCAAGAGAAAACTGAATGATAAAGAACCGAGGCCGGAAAAGAAAGCTCCGTCGTGCCCAAAGTGGCTGGAGGAAGAAGCCAAAAAGGAATGGCGTCGGCTCGCCAAGAAAATGGAGCTCATGGGCGTGCTCACCGAGGTGGACATGGCCGTCTTTGCCGGATACTGTCAGGCGTATGCCCGCTGGAAAGAAGCGGAGGAATTTATCACGCAGCACGGCACGATCGTGAAGACGCCTTCCGGCTACTGGCAGCAGGTGCCGCAGGTCTCTATTGCGCAGACGTATCTAAAGGTCATGAATCGCTTTGCAGAGCAGTTCGGCCTGACGCCTGCATCTCGCTCCCGCATCATTGCGGACACCACCGGCGGCGGTTCTGAGGATGAGCTCGAAGCGCTGCTGGGAGGTGACGGTTAATGGCCAGCGTACGGCCCGCGGACTATCCAAAACTGAAAAACTATGAACCGACCCGATTCATGCTTCCGACCTCTCATTACGATAAAGCGAAAGCGGATCGGGCCGTTACTTTTATTGAGAATCTGAAGCACACCAAGGGCAAGTGGGATGGGAAACCATTCTGGCTGCTGCCTTGGCAGGAGCAGATCATCCGGGATATCTTCGGGATCGTGGACAAGGATGGACACCGGCAGTTCCGCACGGCCTACATTGAGATCGGAAAGAAAAACGGAAAGTCTGAGCTGGCAGCCGCCGTTGCCCTGTACCTGCTTTACGCTGATGGGGAGCCCGCGGCGGAGGTGTACGGTGCAGCCGCGGACCGGCAGCAGGCGTCCATCGTTTTTGATGTTGCCCGGCGTATGGTGGAAAAGGCACCGGCTCTGTATAAGCGGTCTAAGGTCGCTGCCGCTACCAAGCGGATCGTCAATTACAGCAATGCCGGGTTCTATCAGGTGCTGTCGGCAGAGGTCGGGACCAAGCACGGCCTGAACGTCTCCGGGCTGGTGCTGGATGAGGTGCATGCCCAGCCCAATCGGAAACTGTACGATGTTCTAACCAAGGGTTCCGGCGATGCCCGTGAGCAGCCGCTGTACTTCCTGATCACGACCGCAGGCACGGATAAGGAAAGTATCTGCTACGAGCTCCATATGAAAGCGCTGGATATCATGGCGGGCCGAAAGATCGATCACACGTTTTACCCGGTTGTGTATGGGCTTGCAGATGACGAGGACTGGACCGATGAGCGGAACTGGTACAAAGCCAATCCCTCCCTCGGACAGACGATCCAGATCGAGCGCGTCCGGGAAATGTTTCAGGAGGCAGTGGATAATCCCGCCGAGGAAAACGTCTTCAAGCAGCTTCGGCTTAACATGTGGGTATCGTCTCTGACCCGCTTCATCCCCGAACAGATCTACGATTTTGGCAACGTACCGATCGATCTGGAGGCGCTGAAGGGCCGCGACTGTTACGGCGGGCTGGACCTTTCCAGCACCGGCGACATTCCCGCTTTTGTTCTCATGTTCCCGCCGCGTGATGAGACGGAGAAATATGTGATGCTGCCATTCTTCTGGATACCGGAGGATACTATTCCGCTCCGCGTGCGCCGGGCCTCAGTTCCTTATGACGTCTGGTATAAGCAGGGCTACCTGAATGCTACCGAGGGTAACGTCATCCACTATGATTTCATTGAAAAGTTCATCGAGGACCTGGGCACGCAGTACCACATCCTTGAGATTGCTTTCGACCGATGGGGCGCGGTGCAGATGACGCAGGATTTGGAGGGCATGGGCTTTACCGTCGTACCTTTCGGCCAGGGCTACAAGGACATGAGCCCGCCGACGAAGGAGTTCTATAAGCTGCTGATGGAGGGCCGGATCATTCACGGCGGCAATCCCATCATGCGCTGGATGAGCGGAAACGTTGTGGTGGACACCGATCCTGCCGGGAATATCAAATGCACCAAGGCCAAAAGCCCGGAAAAGATCGACGGCATTGTTGCTGCGATCATGGCGCTGGACCGCTGTATCCGGCATGAAAATGCTGGTAGCGTCTATGATGAGCGTGGGCTGATGGTGTTCTGATGTCCAAAAGCGGAGAAAATCTCCCTCGGAAACTGTGCTATGCTTATATCATGAAAAAGTGCGCGAGGGCTTCCCGGCTGACCGGGAGGTCCTTTCTTTTTTGGAGGAATGACTATGGGATTTCTTGACTGGCTCGGGATCAGCGCAAGAGACGCTCCCCAGGTGACGGACAGCGTCCGGGATTCCGGGCAGACCTTTGTTTTCGGCAAAGCAGACTCCGGCGAGAAGGTGGATGAAAAATCCGCCATGCAGATCGCCACGGTCTATGCCTGCGTCCGACTCCTCGCCGAGACGGTGGCCGGATTGCCGCTGCACCTGTACCGTTTCACCGATGATGCGGAAAAGGATAAAGAACGGGCCAAGGACCATCCGCTGTATAAGCTGCTCTACCGGCAGCCCAATCCGGAAATGACGAGCTTCTCCTTCCGGGAGACCATGATGGTTCAATTGCTCCTGTGGGGCAACGCTTATGCCCAGATTATTCGGGACGGACGGAATAACATCATGGCACTGTACCCGCTGCTGCCGGAAAACGTGGAGCCTGATCGTGATGAGAAGGGCCAGATCTATTACATCTACCACGCCTATACCGACGAGGTGCCCGGAGAGCAGAACAAGGACATCTACTTCCGCAGAGATGAGATTTTCCACATTCCCGGGCTGGGCTTCAACGGGCTCGTAGGTTTCTCGCCGATCGCTATGATGAAGAACAGCCTCGGCACCACGCTGGCTGTGGAGAAATACGGCAGCGCCTTCTTTAAGAACGGCGCACAGCCCAGCGGTGTTCTGGAGCATCCCGGTGTGCTGAAGAATCCGGAGAAGATCCGAGAAAACTGGTCCGATGTTTATGGCGGCCCCAACAACGCCCATAAGGTCGCAGTTCTGGAAGAAGGCATGTCCTACAAGGCCATCTCCCTGCCGCCGGAGGACAGTCAGTTCCTCTCCACACGCCAGTTCGGTGTGAATGAGATCTGCCGCATCTTTCGGGTGCCGCCGCACATGGTGCAGGATCTGGAGCACGCCACCTTCTCGAACATCGAGCACCAGTCCATCGACTTTGTGATGCATACGCTGATGCCGTGGCTGGTTCGCTTTGAGCAGGCCATCATGAAGGATCTGCTGCTGGAAAGTGAGCAGGATCGGTATTTTCCGAAGTTCAATGTAGATGGGCTGCTCCGCGGGGACTATGCCTCCCGCATGCAAGGCTATGCCACCGGCATCAGCAACGGCTTTCTGTCTCCCAACGACATCCGCCGTCTGGAGAACATGAACCTGATCCCTGCCGAAAAAGGCGGAGACGATTATTACCTCAACGGCGGCTACGTGAAGCTGCAGGATGCCGGAAAGCAGGTCAAGGCTGAAC